CTGTATCCAACAGTTTGTAGCATTTTTGTAATTCCATCCAGTAGCGTGCAGTACCGGTCGAACTGGTAGTTGCTCACGGACACCCCAGTGTCTGCACTGGACACCACATACAGACCACCAAATTCTGGTTCGATTAGCTTTTTCAGCACTGTATTAAGCTCTCCGGATACGGTCTTGTAGTTACTTCCAGATGGAGGGCTAATAACCTTCGTGTTCATGCGCCCCCGCCATGTATAACCTTTTAATTCTACGTAATCTAGGGTAGTATCTGTTAACACAGATCCTATAATTCCGCCATACTCTGTATCTGGTACATATACCAGATTTCCATAGGTCATATCTTCTGTCCAGTTGCACCTAGCGATTTTAATCGAGAACTCCCGTTCCTTGTTGGCATCGAACGTACAATTCGCATCTAACAGCGGGTTCGTCCCTATCTCTTTTTTTCTCGTGGCTAGAATTACCATGCTGCCTCCTTCCTCTTCAGAAATACATACAGATCTATTCCGAAGTCTCCGGTCCAATTTACTGATATCAATCCGGATGGAATTTTCTCAAATACGGAGTAATCGTACCCTCGAACATCAAAGAGATTCATCGTCGTCCCATTAGACAGATATTTCACTATCGTCTGTTCCGATGTATTAAGTATCAGATATTCATTACTTTCCAACGTAGTAAGGACCTCGTAAGGATAACCATTAATCAACACTTTTGGATTAACGCATGGTCCATAAATTATCATTTCAAAATCCGATGGAATAATATGATCAATTTCAAATTCTGCCGATCCTCTTTTCTCATTCATAAAATCAAATGGAAAGTCGGTTGGAAAATCCAATCCGCTCTCTGTGACCGGTTCTATTTGTGGACAAAATCTTTTGCTTAAAGCAGTAATCCAAGATAACTCCGGTGCAAGAAAAGTCAGTTCAACTTCCGTATATACATACCCTTTCCATCCAGTCTTCTTTGTTTTGTAGATCTGACATGGCAGAAACGTATCATTCACGTATAGCCGTCCATAATTTCCTGTTTCAGAATCCACTGAAATGACTTTATACAATCTTTCCATATTCTGGATAAACTCACTTCTCTTTCCAAAAACATCTATTGTTATTGTCTTCTCATACCCGCCGTCTTTCTCTTCCCACGTACTGTCAAACCAGTCTGCCTCAACAGTACGAAAAGGTGCCTTGGTAAGCCAAAGCACCTCCCCTCTGCTATTTTTGTAATATGCTTTTACCATACCGGTACTGCTCCTTTCGGTAACGGTTCATCAATTCTCTTTGTTCCAAGATAAATCGGGCGCTTAGATAATTTATCTGCAGCTTTCATCTGGATCCTTTCTAACCGGTCATAATCAATGTCTTTTCCTCCATCGAATCCAGGATAGTTCTTCATTCTTCCCACGGTCTTGTCTACGGTTCTGGCTGATAATGCAAGATCTACGGATTTCTGTAATCCAGATACCGCTCTCTGTACTCCTACATTCATGGACTTGAGCGGAATGTTCTTTTCGAATCCAATTCCCATACCAAGAGCCATCATTTTACCTACCTGATCACGGAATACTCGGGATGGCGAATGTATTCCAAGAGCGCTCTTTGCTGCATCCAATGCGCTTTTAGCTGCACTCTTGGCTGCTTTTACAATCGCGCCTCCGGCATTTGCCAATCCACTTGCAATACCTTTTATAATATTCATTCCCACGCTTCCCCAGTTCACACTGGTAAATGCATTCTTGATCTGGCTTATCATGCTTGGAATCTTTCCGATCAGAGCTGGTATTCCTCTCACCAGACCAACAGCAAGCTTAGTTATGATCTGTACTCCGGCAGTCAGGATTTTAGGAAGATTTGTTATAATTGTCGATGCAAGCTTTCCTATGATGACCGGTGCTTTGGCTGCAACTATCGGAATCGAATTGGCAATTCCGCTTGCAAGACCTTTCATTAACTTAAGACCAGACTGTATCAGCTTTGGCAGATTGCCAGCTAAAGAACTGACCAACGTCATAATCATCCGCACTGCACAAGGAATTAACTGCGGTAATTGCGCCCCTAAACTTCCCGCTAATGTAGATATGATACTCACTCCGGCACTGACTAATGCCGGCAGATTTGCTGTAATGGCATTAAGAATTCCCATGATCAGCGTTGCGCCCTGAGCAACCAATCCTGGTAATGCTGCAGTAATGCCATTAGCAAAGTTCGTGATTACTTCCGGTCCTTTGGTCTGTGCGAGTAATAGCAACTGATCAATCTGTGTACCGAACTGACTATAGATCAATCCCATACCGGCAACGATGATTGCAGCTCCTGCGCCGATGTTGATCAGTTTAAAGAATGTTGGTGCGAATGTCGCCATTTTTGTCAAAATTGGAGTAAACGCATTCCATATTTTTCCAACATAGCCGGATATAGTTGTCCCGATTTTTCCTAATATGCCTGCTATTTGTGGAATGATTGTTGATATTGCAGTTCCAATTTTACTAATTATTCCTGCTATATGAGGAAATATTTTTGACAATGCAGGACCTATCCGCCCAAAAAGAATCCCTATTTTTTTAATAGTGTTAGCAATAACAGCGGTAATCTTTCCTCCTGGACCATTCGCCCACATTTCTGCCATAGCGCTTCCAAAATCTTTAAGATAAGGAGCTATTTTATTTCCTAAATCCCGAAAAGGAAGAAGTAATGAATCCCCCAAATTTTTAAACGTACTACCTATGCTT